CTATTTTCGTTGGGTCTATAAGGCGCCCCGAGCCTATGTCGGTGATTGAGTTTCACTCACCCCAGCCATCGCAACCATGGCCGCGTGCTCTTCATCGGTTACTTTCAACGCGATGATGACCCTGTCTTCGTCCACCCAATCAACGATGCGATGATTTGAGCTGTTGTTTACCCTGCGAGGTCTCTTGGCGACTTCCGGCCCGTCCTGAAATTCTTCCATGATGGTCAAGTAAAAACGCTCGATCATAAGGCTCTCGCTTCAAAATTATCGATGATCACTTCAGCGAAACGCGGCTCGAAACCGACGCCTGTGTTTGTCGCGTAGGAGCCGCCCATTGATGTTGCGGGGATAACCTCAACCCCATTGAGCCAAAAACTGACATCGCTGCCGCTGCATCTTAGTTCGACCTCGTCATCCACTGCGGGCGCAACCGTATGGCGCGCGATCTCCGAAAAGCCCTGCGTGACGATTTGATAGTAAGAACCTCTTGCGCGCAGCGCGATATAACTTGCCTGATCAGCGCTCATTGAGGCGCACAGGATAAAGGCGAACTGACTGGTTCCGGATTTGATCGTTGCTTTGACAGCATGATCAGCGACATCGATCGGATTAAAGCGATAGGACAGACCACTGCCCCCGCCGAAAGATAGTTGATTACTGACGACCGCTGCTGTGCCGCCGTGCTCGTCGGTCTCAAAGTCCCAATCTGGACTATTTTCAAGGGCTTCATCAGCGCGATCAAAATTATCGACAAAGACGCCGCCGGATGCAGCCGCCACATCTATGCCCGCTTGTGACGCGGCCACCGCCAAAGAGCTCGCCGCCAAGCCAAAGCCTCGATTTAGCCCCGAGCCAGATTGCGCAACACTGTCGGCCACGCCGAAGATCGGCACACTTAGAACAAGGCCCGATCCAGATTCACTGATCGCCAGCGCGGCGGCATTCACGGCAAGGCCGGTAAACAGAGCAATGCCCGAATCCACGACAGCGGTCGTACTCGCCGAAGCGCCTACATGAACGCCGATCTCGACGCTGGCCGAAGGATGCGCCACGCCAACAGCGGGAGCGTCCAACCCAAAGCCAACGGAGAATGAGGCGCTTGATCGTGCGACCGCCCCGGCACAAAGATCGAGGGCGATATCGAAGGATAGGCCGGAGAAGACCCCGCCCTGCGCCTCGGCAGAGGCAAGCAGCAGAACGGGCACAATCCCGCTAGGCACTGCCACTGGTCGACAGCGACACGTATAGACCGCGTTCGCAGGGTCTTTGCTGACCTCGATCACTTGCCACGCCTCATCGCCTTGGACGAGAAGGTCATCCGGACCAATAGTCGGCGACATGCCATAACCCTGGACCATCACTTTGCGCTCATTGCTGGGGATACCAGCTGTCGCACGGACATAGGCTTTGTAATCGACCACGAGCGCCTTGACGGTCTGCGTTGACTTCGAGCGCGTTTGCCCGCCGCGCCCATCGGAGACCATGCCCCCCGTGAATTGATGCGTCGTTTCCCGGAATATATCGGCAACAGCTGCGGCGACATCTGCATCGATGCCGTCGAGAATGCTCATTCGATTGGTTTCCCGCTTAGATCAAACTTGCGCCACTGGACGCAGCGACCGAGCGTAGAGGCTGCATTCTTCAGCGCGGTGTCACGTTCTTTGACGAGATGTGGTGACGGCTTCGGACCATAGCGCAAATAAATGCGCTCCAGCTCCCGACAAAATGCCTCGCGGTCTTCTGGATCAATATGCGGTTTGAGCAAAACGATCATTGTTTCATCCTGTAAGACATTCGGCATCGACACTGAATGATATCTCCGGGCACTGCACCAAGGCTGGTATCGCCCGGATGCTTCATCATTGAGCCCATGGGCGAAACAAACACGTCATCCATTCCCACGGTTTGGCCGTTCAATACGCTATGCGAGAACCGAACGCGGTCATCGCGAGACGCATGCCATGTCTTTTCCACCTGATCGGGCTGGATATGACCGGAGCTTATGCCCTGCCCGAAACTATGGTCTTGAGCCGCATGAAAGGCCTGGTTCGCTTCTGTTCGCGCAATCGCGTCCGCACGCCACTTCAGGGCTTTGTCGGCATATCGACCAGTGATCCGGTCGACTTCTGCGCGGGTGAGACCTTTCCCGGCCTTGATGGCGCGGCTCACCGTGCGGTCAAATCGGCGATCACGCAGGCTCAGATTGAGATAGGAACGCATGCGGGCCGGGTCACCTGACATCAGATCGTCCCTCAAACGGGACACTGTGCGCGCCTGATTGCGTGTGAGGCCGACAATGCCGCCCGTGCGTCGGTTAGCGCCCTTGGGAATGCGACCGGCTACGTCAAGCGCTACAGTGCGGGGATTGAGCCCCTTATCCATACCCGCTGCTAGTGCCTCGCGAACCGTTTCTCGCTGTGTCTCGCTGATCTGGGCGACAAGGCGGCTTGATTTCTTACGGAGCCAATCGGCTGCAACCGGGTCACCGGGCTTGAACTGAAGGCGAACTTCAGCGCCGGATGCGCCCTCAATCCACCCTGAAACGGCGCGGCCCGATCCGCGATAGGCCGTCTGCACGCTCTCAGCGACGGTCTCGAAGGCCTCTTCATTCAGACCAAGCAGGTCAAGTGCGACGTCATACTCGGAGCGACCAAGGGCCTCTGCGACCGCTTTAATGGATGCGCCATTGACGCTATTGGCCACCGCTTCGAGAAAGGCGTCCGCAATAAGCGGTCCATGCTCTTCAAGCATTTGACGCAACAAGCGCCGCGGCGTCGTCGCCATCAGCCGACCGATTGGAACTGAAAGCCAGCCCCCTCTTCGCCGTCTCGCGCATTCACGTAAGGCGCAAACATAGCCTCGATGAGCGTCGAGCGCGGGACAGAGTGCCCGAACTTGCCCGTGGATTCATTGACGGGCTGAAAACTGATATCCCCGACCCGCGTCACGATGCGCTGTTCAGAGGGAGTATATGCTTTGACCCAGAAGCCGACCGTGGTCAGCTCCTGGTTCGCAGCCTCATAAGTGGCCAGCTCGACCACTTCTAGTGTATCATCGTAGCCCGACGCGAGCCGGGATACGTATTCGTATTTGATGTAATCGGACGCTCGCACCAACGCGGCAGTCGCATCCGCGTCGGCGGCAGTCGTCGGAGCTGCATTGCCCCTTGCCGTAGCATACGTTCGCCAATCTGCGATTGTCCCGTACATCAATTAGGCCTTAGAGACCGGAGCGAGCAGATCACGCTCTTCGGCTGTGAACAGCTCATCACCTTTTTCGACCAGCAGGTTGATGGATTCCATCTTTGCTGCGCCGTCTTTGGTGAAGTCCTTGTTCGGATCAAGCGTTTCGATGATATCAATCAGCTTGGCCTGACGTACCAACTGGGCCTCGGTGAGCTCAGCAGGTGCATCTGTCTTGGCGGGATTGGTGATCGCGGTTTTACCCTCTGGAACAGCCTGCGCCTTTGCAGGTGCCCCCTCAATGATTGCGACCTTGCCGACCAACCAGGAGGGAATCACCCCACCCGGTACATCGAAAACGGTGCCAACAGCGACCCGCTTTCCCTTCTGATCGTAAACGCCCTTTTCAGTGACTTTGATTTTCATGGGTCACCTATGAGCTGTGCGCGATGCCGCAATTGTCCTCGGCATCAAACTTGATCTGGATCGCAGCAGCAGCGATTGTGATGAAGTTATAAGGGTCCATTGGATCCTTACGGAACTTCGCGATAGTCGATTGCGGCATACCCCCGAGAACACGAATGACTCGGCGATCCTTAACAACAGCGATGATCTCGTTGGCGTTGATCGTATCGGCAGGCACAATAGACCCAACACCCGGAATCTCTTGAATGCGCTGAAGGATCGTTTTGCCCGGATACTGCGTCGAGTACATGGTCGATGCGGCATAGAACCAATCATCGAAATTCATGTAAATGGTCGCCGAGATGTTCTTGAAGTTGTCGCCGTGCAGTAGCTTCAAGGCGGCAATGATTTCGGCTTCCCACTGGACGCCAGTCGCACCGTTGAGGGCTTCACCAGTCGAGCGAGTGTTCCGCTTTGGGTGTGTACGGATGCCGTAAAGCCGATTACCGGCGACAACGATATCGGATGAGCCATCGAGCGCAATCGTCTCAAGCATCTCCGAAACGCGGCGGTTGGAATTATCGCGACCATCACTGTCGAGCTGCTCGCCCTCGGTGAGCGCTGCTTTCATCTGGCGCCAGCTATATGAGAACGGGCTGTCAACAATTGGCAGCGGCGTTCCATGGTAAGCGTAGACGGGCTGGTCCGTCTTTGCTTCTGACTGACCGTCGAGCGAGATGTTCGCTACGCCAGAATCTGACACCGTGCGGAAATACTGGACCAACTTACCGATATTCATTGGAACGCCCACAGCCGCGGAAAGGTCACCAAAGACGGGCTGCAAGTTACGCTGAAGCGCAACCGACTCTTTGTCCCAGTCACCCCAGACGTCTTTCGGAAGCGGAGAGGCATTACCCACAAAGTCGGGATGCTCCATATTGGTGAGGCCATACTGCTGGGCCATAAACCCTTGGCTAGCATTGAATGCGCGACGGTTTGCAATGAGAGCAGCCGTCTGCGCGGGAGAGTATCGTAACATAATCTGCCCCTTATGCGGATTTAATATAAGCGTTAGCGATTTTGACATCTGCCAGAGCGCCGGCCGTAACCGCCCCCGGAGTGCCGTCGAAGAAAGCGACCACGAGGTCACCAGCCGAAGCAGCCGCAAAACGACCGCTGGCAGCGATAGTTAGCTCGGCGTCCTTGGCATAGGTCGCGCCCGCCATAGCGACAGCGAACTCATCACCGACCCGTGGCTCATAGGCTACGCCAGTGTCGCCGGACGTATAAGCCGCGGTGACAGCCTGATCTTTGAAATCGACGTTTGAAAGGATCAAGAAGTTCTTGCCTTCAGCGGTCGTGATCTGCGCCAAGTTCGTGCCATCGTTTTCCACAGCCGTGCCGGGCAAGAGCGCTCCGTCCACAGGCTTGTTCTGGGTCTTGGGCGCACGATCTAGCGGCCCGCGATAAATGACATTCATTAGCTCGCCTCCTTAAGGTGTTCGTTCGGGTCGTAGTCGGCGAACTCGTCCTCACCGTCTGCGTTTTGGAATGCACCGGAAATCGGTGCGGCCTTGCCGGGCTCGCACTTTTTGGCGAGTGAGCGCGCGGTGTTGAGCGTGAGCTCTTCGGCCTCGGCCTCATCCAGCAGGTTAGCCTTGACGATCTTTTCGCGCAGATCTTTGAGCTCCGCCTCGTCCTTAGCTTCCTGCGCCGCATTGGCCGCTGTGACCTGATCGGTCACTGGCTTGATCGCGGTTGCGATCGCTTCGGCCACAGCATCGGGCGTGAGTGCAGAATTCTGCATTTCCTTCACGGTTTCCGCGAGGGTCTCGACCGTAGCGGAAAGGTTATCGAACTGCTCTTTGTCCATTGAATCTGGCTCCTTTGAATTGACAGCAGTGGTTTTCCGCTGGGAGCCAAAAAAGACCTCCCTCAACGCGGTTTTCATTTGCTCGATCATCGGCACACGGGCCTCTTTTTCGAGCGCGCGGAAGGCCATATCAAGCCCCCAGTCAAGTTCCTGCTCAGCCGCATCGAGCATGGAATTGATCACTTCGATTTCGACTTTTTCGCCGTCACCGTTGACCATCATGCCAACACCCTGCTCCGGGGTCGCTGCACCCTTCTCGTTTAGAAGGATGGCATCATGGTCGAATTGAATATCGTGCGCCGTCCAGCCATACCCGTCCTCTTCGGACTCTTTCAGGTTTGCGAACAACCCCGTCGAGGTATGGATCGGCTCGCCTTTTTCGATGGCCTCAAGCACTGCCCGGCCACCCTCGGTGCGATTAGCGACCTCGACATCGATCGCCTTGTCCACGTGAACGCGATAACTGCCGTTCGGCATCTTCTCCTGACGAACGTTCTCATTCCAGGCGCCGACCCAGTATTCATTAATCGCTTCCGGCGCGCTCGCGCTCAAGAACATTCCGCCTTTTTCCGGGTGACCAAGCGGAGCGGGCGTCCGGTTGAGGGTCGCAAAGCTGTTTTTGATCTCCTCGGCGGGATACTTGACGTTGTTCATGATGACATCATCAGGAAGGGTCGCGGATGGCACGACAATCACTTCGCGGCCCTCGCGGTCCTCGCGCCGGATCTTGTCCGTGTTGACAGCAGTGGTCACGTTTACTCTTACGCGCTTAGGCATCTTCGTCTTCCTTTGGCGGGTCTTGATAGTCTTCGTCAGGGTCGACCATGTCTGAGGCCTTCAGCGGGTCGTATCCAACGCGCTCGCGGATCTCGTCATGTGTGAACGGCGGCTGCGAAGAGTTCGTCTGGTTGATCTCTGCCATCTGCTTGGCAAAGGCCATCTTCTCGGCTGGACTGTCCTCCATGAGGCTATCCCAGTGCACCGACCAATCCAGCTCCTTGATCATGCCGAAGCGCTTCAAACGCTCCAGGAACGTGTCGAGCAGCGGAATAATCCGCATTTCCCGGCGCGCCATGTTCGTCTTCGCCCACTGATTTTGATCCTCAGTGGAGGCGCGCTCACCGGTCTGCATGCCGATCAGCACCTTCATGGGCATAGCCATCGACGCACAGAAGATCTGTAGCGCGGTGTTGAAGAAATATTCCGGGCTTGGCAGCGACACGTTATGGGCGGCGACCTCGATGCCTTGAAGCATCAGGGATTTGTCGATCCCGGTATTGTAGTCATCAACCTGATCAGAGATCGCATCGAAGAGCTCGCCTTGCTTGACATCCATGGCCTTAGCCATTTCGGAAACACGCACATCCTTGTCGATCTTGAGCACCGGAGCCGCTTTCGCGTTCTTCCAGAAACCTTCACCGCCAGCGCCGCTGATCTTCTCGCAGTCGAGCAAGGCATTGTAACCGGGCTCCAGTGGCGATCGATCATGGACGGTTCCGCTCTCTGACAGGATCAGTACGCGGTCCGGGTGAACGTTGAAGGACCGGGTCTTATTGTGGGTGCCCGCGACGTTTGCCTCATTGAACTGATACATTTTCGGTTGGCCGTAATTCTCCGACCGCTCGTCTGTTTCAAACTCCGATACCTTGAGCTGGCCCTCCCATGCCGGGATCACCTCGACCAGGGCCTCGATGCCGCCTGGAACACCGTCGATGGGCTCCTGAAACAGCTTATTATCGGCGATGCGCAGGATCAGTGCCGAGTAAGCACCAACCATAGACCGGCGATCCGCCTCGATCATATTCTGCCAGAACCGGATCTTGCGAAGCTTGTTCGCGAGCGCCTTTTCCTGCGTCGTCTCGTCTTCGTCGGCAGGGGTTTCCAAAAGCTGCGGGTGTGTTTCCCACGTCTTGTCGACGGTCATGTGGACCGCGCCGTGAGCCAGCCCGTTGCGGCGATACATGTTGTAGAACGTCTCGAACGTCAGGGAACCATGCGCCGGATACCCAAAATCATAGAAGTGATTATGCTTTGGGCTCGAATGCGACAGGCCTGGGAACTGGCTCAGGAAGTTTGACCGCGCTTTCTCTGCGCTGGACGCATTGGCGAAAAGTTCGACAACCTTATTCGTCAGCGCCTGCTCTTTGGCGCGACGTGTTTCCCATCCCTTTTTAGATCGCCGCGACAAGACCGGATCTGTCATCGGTTATCGGCGGTTCTTTGCGGAAAGCGCAACAAATGCTGGCGTCGAGTCATCACCGTTTAGTTCGGTCAATGCCCAGACCAGGGCATCCAGTCGGTCAGGGGAATCGCCTTCGCCTTCCCAGCCATTGGCTGTGATCTGTGTCATTTGGTCCTCCAATTCCTGAAACTGCCCTTCATGTCGGACGCGGTTTTTCTCATAGAGCGCACTGATCGGCTCGGCCCGGATGTGCTTCCCCCGAGTGGCAGTGACCATGATCACGCGCGCGCTCGGGTCTTCGTTGGTGATGACGGCCTCTGCCATGTCACCACCGAAATTCTTTTCCACAACGATCGCGTCAGCATCCCACTTATCGGCCATCTGAACGACGCGGACGCCATACTCTTTCGCACTCATCATGCCGGACGCATCTTGCAGAACGACATAATCGTCATCGCCCTCTTGGGCAGCAACCACGATCCCGCGTTCACCTGCTCCACCTGAAGGGTCAACACCGACCACTGTTCTGCGGCGCTCCCCGCCCGGCTTTTTACCCCTCGCCGCGTCAAGCATGTCTCGCTTCCAGAGCGATCCAGGCATGTCGGTGAGATACTCCCCCTCAAGGAACCGTTTTCGCTGTAGCGTCGACAAGCCCTTGAGCTGCTTAAGATAAGCCTCGGGCAGATGCGGGTTATCCAGCGGGTTCATCACCACATGGGCAAAGTCTTCAGGGTCCATGACAGGCTCGCCGTTGGGGCGCTTACCCTTGATAAACTCCTGATATGTCCAATGGGACGACCCACTCGGGTTCAAGTCATACT